TTTTTCTTTAAGTGAAACGCAGCAGAACTTCTAAGTAACTGACTTTGACTATTTAGTAAATTAGCATACTTTAGTTTATTTGCTATTTCTGGATTACCTGAAAAATCAAGACCAGTTAATGCAGACTTTAACCACTCAGGGTGGCTTCCTTTAAGTCTATGCCCTGCTTTGTAGGAGTTTGGATCACCAGTAAACTCAGAATATAGTTTATATATCTCAGTAGCTGTAGGTGTTTTATCTAACTCTATTAATTTATCATAGTTATCTCGATGAACTTTACGTGCATCTGCTATTTCTTGTTTTAATTTGTTTTGCTGTGCAGTATCTTGTGAACGTATAGCTTCATTTAATCTTTCTATTCTGTTTGTTACTTTACCGAAATGTTTATTGGTTGGAGGCAAGGTATTAACATAATCTACTATATTGTTATATTTTTTACGAGACGATCCATCAGTATAAGGTAGCTTAGTAAGAACATCTGTTCCATGTTGGTCACTTACACCTCCTCCTTCAATAGCTTTAGCTAATTCGTCAAAATAATAATCCATAGCTTTAGACATAGCATCTGGTTGACCTTTAAAAAACTCAACAGACAGTTGCCTAATAAGACCTGTTTCAATGTCAGAAAAGGTTGTAAGGTCTTGACCGTTTCCGGGTTTCTTAGATATGTTTCTAGCTGACTCGTATATCTTAGTGTTAAATTCTTCTTTTCTTTTTGCTTTTCTGTTAACTGATATAGATTCAGATAATGCCCAAGAATAGTTGTCCTTTAATTTCTGTATCTCGTCAAAGATAATCTTACCATACTGCTTTTCATATCTACCAGACTCAATCTTAAAGCCACGTCCCAGTGCATCTACATGTATTTTATTACTTATTAGATTGCCGATAAAGTTTAGCCTATCTAAGCCCTCTGATTGGTTGGTAGACTTATCCACTTGTAAAGCATCATAAGCACTTTTAAATATAGATTTAAGTTTATTTGGATCGTATTGATATAAGAAAGTTTGTAAATCTACATCTGGATTTAGGTCATCTGTTAGTTGAGCTAGAATTTCTTGAACTTCTGGTAAAGCTAAATTTTCATTTTCTTCTAGCTCTTTACTTAATATTGTATTATTATAAGTATGTGCATTATCACCAAGCTTAACAATAGCATTTCTGTTTTCTCTATCGGATGCATACTTAGCATCATTTTCTTTTTCAGTCGCTTGGTTAGCTTTTACAGCTTTTGCAATCTCTCCTATTTGACCCGTTATTTTAAATATATACTCTAGTCGTTTGTCTCTTGCTTTATATCTGTTCTCCTCTATTTTCATCATGTCATCGTAGAACTCCTTAGTGTCTACGATGTTAGCGTCTATCTCTTTATTAACTGCCTCTGTTAGGTCAGCTTCTGTAGCTAAGTAATTAGTATCACTTATATCAGGTAACTTGTCTCTAGGTGTACCTACGACGTTACCGAAGTTGTCAAACGATGAAGTCATACAACCTCCATGTTAACGTCTATTTGGTTATAATCTACAACTAAATGATTATTATGTATACCTACAGCCATAGGATTCTTCTTAACAACATCTTGTGCCATAGCTCCACGATAGCGTGTAAAGTCATCTTTATAATTAAACTCGTAGACCTTATAACCATTAGGGGATATGCCTACTTGTTTTACATTTTCTTTCATTTTAATGTCAGATGTACCATAACCCGGTACAAATGGTAGTGCCATTCCAATACCTTGCATAGCAAAATTAAGAAATCCACTCATTCTATCTGTTGGTGATAGCATTACAGGTGCTCCATATGCAGCTGGTATACCCAGTGCTTCTCTTGCTTTTGCATTTCTGTTGAGGAACTTACGTCTTGCACCTTCTTGTGCATACGCCATGTTTCTACCAAAGGTTGCTTCCATTACACTATCTACTTTAGCAGCTGTACCTAAATAATTAAGGTAAGCATTTCTACCAGCAGTTTTAGATCGACCACCCTGTAAGGCTTTGCCTCTAGTCTTGTTACTGTAAAACTTTTTAGCAGCTTCTTGTACTGCCATTCTACCCTTACCTTGAGTATACAAGGCTCTTACATAGGCATCGCTTAAATCACGACCATACCCTATGACATTTCGTTGTTGAGTTCTGGCGAGACTTGTTTCTTTGTTAAAAAACTTTAACCCTTGTTGGGCAAAGGTAGCATTTTTTTCTCTCCATTTTTGTTTTTGCTGGGCTCTAAGTCCCGCATTAGCATCTACGCACACGGCAAAATTCTATAAATGTTACATTGTTCGGCCCATGTTTTAACTTACGTAAAAACTTAAAGCCAAGAAACTTAAGCAGTTTTAAATGTGCTTTGTTTCGACTGTCAACTATATTCCAAAGTAAAGGCTCTGTACGGTTATCGACAAACCGTTTTGCCTGTCTTGAGAATAAGATCGGTTGGTTATGGATTTCATTGGTGCAAAGCATCCAAATATCGCCCTTTTTTCCTACGCCTGCCATACCAGCAGCCTTGCCGCTAGGGGACGTAAAATAGACTGTAGAGGGGTCAGCAGACATAGCGGCTAGATATAATAGTGGATCTAGTCCGTGGCCGTCTGAGAGCTCTCTGAAGTCATCTGAGCGTAAATTAGAGGCCACCTCTAGGGCAGCCTTTAAAGTTATAGGGTGAATGTATTTACTTAAGGTTTTCATATAATGGCTCTAGTTTTTTTATTGTATCTGCCATCCAAGGCTCCCATGGTACTTGCTTCATTCCTCTTTGGAAATATCTTTCGTACCATCTGTTGGTTTTCATTCTCCAATAGAAGTAACCAAGTTCTTGTTCTGTTAATTGTACGTTATACACGACGATAATATTTGGGTGAGTAATCCCCTTCCCATGACATTGATCTTAATGTAGCTGGGGCAGGGTGTGATGATTTGAGTGTTATCTCAACGTTTGTGTTTTTTTCATACACAGGTATAGTCTTAATAAACTCTTCTAAGTATGGTGCATCTGATGCATTGTACTCATCAAGTTCTGTAGACTCATACACTTCTGTATAATCTGTTTTACCTACACGTTCAAGTGTGGTTTCGTATAGTCCTATCTTGCCAAAGTGAAACTTGACTCGATGTAAGACTAGAGAAGAATTTATATCTGATGTAGACTGTGAACCAGCTATTTTAGTAGGATATAGTGTTGGAAGTTTAACTTCGTAGGGATAGATATAACCTATTGTAAGTGTAGCACTAGACCAATTACCGGGTAAAGTAAAGTTAGTACCTGATACTGTAGGTTTAGCATACCTACCAACTCGTGCTGAGTTAGTATTAGTATCTATCACAACTAGCTCGTGGTTAGGAGTAGTGACGGAGCTTAACCAACTGACACTAGAAAAGGTAGTTAGGTTTGTAGCTGCACTATAACTGCCACCGCTTACAGTAGTATGATTATCTACATGTAATAAGAAGTCAACGGTATCTTGTACAATAGACGGATCTGAGTCAGTCTGTACTAGCTTGATGCTTTGTAAATAGTAATCACTATCTAAAAAGAAATATTCATCATTAATAATAAAATGATAAGTTAATGGATTATTTAGTTTCCATTTAAACCATGCAGCCTGTACTCGTTTATCTGCTGTCTGGAAATATTTATAACCAAACACATCGTCTGTTCCTGTCTTACCTATTAACACAATAGCGTTTTCTCTAGAGTTAGTTACTAGGTCTATATCTTTAGGTAGTAGTGTCGGGACAACCTTACTAACCTCTATAATATTAGGTTCTCCTTCTCGTGCTGTATTAGCCATCTCGTTGAATCTACTAAACTTACCAGAGTTATCTATATAAGCTACTGTAGTTCCAAGAGAGATAGGTGGCATATTTTCATTATAATTAAATGTAGATATGCTTCTCAGTTTAGCTGTGTCAGGGTTAAAAACTGTATCATCTGATGCAAGTAAAAACTGTTGGTTTGTACTAAATATAAGTAAACCAGCATTAATTTCTATACCATCAAATAAATCAGATGGAAACATAGATGCAGCTGATATATCCACAGGGTCAGCTACTGATACTGTTAAAGCTGTTTCTATAAAGAAGTTAGGTTCTCCTAGCGTACCCGGTCTAGATGTAACAACATTTTCGCCTGCTAAAAAGGCTAGTCGGTTACGAAAGAATAGTACTTTGTTTATACGCTTACCTACAAATGATGGCATAGGGTTTGTAAATGTATCACCTACATCTCTTATACCATATGTAAACTGTTTTACAGTAAATGTGGTTGTACCTGTACGCTGTATAACCAAAGGCATGTTAGTGAGGGTTGTGGTTATTCCCGGTAAAGCACACTCTGTCCAAGATCCACTACCATCTTTATCATTTTGACCTTCAAATTTTAGGTAGTAGTCATCCTCCTCTGATCGTAAGGCATTAGATATTTTAACTATATAGCCATGTTTACATTGGTTCGGTAAATTTTGTACGTCATTAACTGAACCTTGCATGACTCTCATTAGATCATTCTCTACTATGTTAACAGTAAAAGAGTTAGAGCTAGATAAATAGATACCGTTACCTATTTGTTTACCATTTACACCGCTAGGTAGCTCTGATATAATACCACCAATAATAGTGTCAGCTGTAACCGCTGTTTGAGCATCAAAAGGTGTAGGCTCTGGACGTATGAGACCATCACCATTACTACTGATTGTAGCGTTTACCTGAGTAGTTTCTATTTCTTCTACACGTACGGTATATGTGGCATTAGTTCCTGAGTTAGATTGTGCTTTAGTACCACCTCCACCTTTAGCAGAGTCTAGAGTTACAGTAACTGTGTCACCTACAACCCAACCTTCACCACCATGGAGTAATACTATTTCTCTTTGGTAGCTGCACTGGTAATTGTCACCGTCTGGTCCAGAACTATTATTTTGATCTTGATAGTTAGGGCTTACACCTTGCTGACCTAAAGTATTAATTCTAAATATTAAGTTTTTCTTTGAACCTGAGTCCACACTAAATACTTGTGTACCGATTCCGGGACAGGAACCTGACCCATCGCCTTCATATAAAGTATCAGCTGATATTTTAATACGTGTAGCACGAGTAAGAGTTGTGACATCAGCGGTTCTAAATACATCCACACCATATTGTCTTCCGTTTTCTGTTCGTAATAATTCCAGCATTGCAAAGTGTGCATCTGGTCTAGCTAGTGATGTACCAGTTTCACCTACTAAAGTATTAGAGTTAGTAGTATCACGACTGCTTACAAATGTAGTGTCATTGATTGTTAAAAACTGTAGGTTTTCTGGTGTACTTGTAGCTAGGTAGTTTTGTATAGCAGTCTGACCACCTGTACCATAAGCTGTAGTCATCTGTGTACCATCACTACAACGCCATACTCTGACTTGACCATCAGCTGCTACTTGTCCAATATAAGATCCTTCTGTCTCGTCACGAAAGTAATGAAACCAAGACCCACCACTCTGTACATTAGCTAGTGGACTGGTTCCTATTCGTTTTGCACCCGGTCTTTTAAATAGTCCTCTGGTAACGTCTGGTATAGCGTTTACTATTTCTGTTACTTGGCCGGGGAACTTTAGGTTGTCAGGCTGTTCTGACATACCCAATGAGAACTGAGGGATAGTTTGAGTTACGCTTGCCATTATCGTCTAAGGTTTTTCCAAGGTTGATATGTTTGGTATGCAGTGTCATCAGGAAATCCAAACATGCTGTGATCTCCTTGGTTGCACTCATACTCTTGTAGAGCTGCTCTGGCTAAACCAGCCTGATTACCTAATAATCTAACTAGATTAGGGTTTGCAACTAGCTGTGTTGCTGCTGCGGCAGATGCTCTATATGTAATAAATCGTCTAAATACTATTGGTAAATCTTCAAAGAGATATAACCTTACAATATCAAGATGGATGTTGCTTGTAAAAACATCAGTATGATCTTGCTTGTCGTATAGAAATCCATTACGACGTACTAAATTAAATGTTCTACGTGCTTGGTTATCATTAAGATCCATAGATAATATATCATCACCTATAGCTATTTTACCATTAGTGTCTGGTGAAAATTCTACATGCTTCTCTGTGTTAAAATGCCACCCCTCTGCCTGCGTGTCTACGTTGGCATCACGGAGTAGGTTATATATAAAAGATATTTCTGGGTTGTCAAAGTTTAGAGTTGTTAGAGGTGATTGACCTATAGCCCCCAGTATATTGTTTACTGCGGACAGTTCGGTGTCGATGTCAATAGTTGTGGTTGCCATAAGAAAAAAGGGGAGCCGAAGCCCCCGTATAAAAAATAAAATTAAGCGTTAGCTGGATATGTACCACCAAATGCGGCGTTACCTGTAGAACCTACAGCGGCTCCAGCAACGAGTTCAACACAAGCAGCAGGGTTTAAGAAGTCTGCTCCCATTGCTAAACGTCCAAGGATTACGTCACCTTGGTATACAACTGAAACGTCTCCAGAAGTTACTTGAACCTGTGGTCCAATAGCTTCTACAACTCCAGCCCCTTCCTTCTGGAAGATTAAGCCACAGCTGTTAGCGAAGTCAGTTGAGTTACCATAGTTATTGTTAATACCTGATACAGAAGCTCTACCGTCTTCTGCTGTCTCACCTACAAATGAACCAACGTTTCCGGGTGATGTTACACCGGGGTTAGTTGCAGATGCAGAACCATACTTAGTTCCGTATGATCCAAAGAATGGAATGTTCATTGACTTGAAGATCTTAATGCCTGCA